GGTGGCTGCCGGTTCGCCTTGCGAGCGCGCCGGACGGCCTCGGCCGAACCAGTGAAGGCTTTCTCGGCTTTGTCAGTCGCCGAGTCGCCCGTCTGTCCCTTGCGCTTGCCGGTCATCATGGCCTGCATCGCGGGGTCCATTCCTGCCGTATCCACGGGCGCGCTGTAGTTACCAGCACGACCCGTGGGCATCTTTCTTGCCATGCTTACTTCCCCCTCTTGACGCGACGAGCGAGTGCTCTGTCTTTTGCAGCGTGCGCCACACCCTCTTTGGCGTCGTCGGAGAGGTGTTTGCTGACGGCCTCTTTCAGCCCTTCCTTCTCACCACGCTCGAAGTCGGATGACTCAGCGGCTTCGTGCTTCCGCGAGTCGTCCTGCCGGGATGGACGCGGCCGAGCCATTACACTGACGCGGGCTTGGGCTTGTCGCTCGTGCGCTTGTTGCCCATCTTCGCAGCCGGGGGCGTCACCTTGCCGGGCGACGCGGGCTTGTGCGACGGGCCGACCGACTTCTTCTCGAACGGAAGCTCCGCAGGCGCGGGCTTCACCGAACTTGGCATTCTACGCATGTCTACTCCTTACCCTTTACGGGTCTTCTTGAACGCCTTGTGCAGGCGACTGATGTGTGCTCTCGCTGCGGCCTGTCCGGGCTTCTCCTTGGGAGTCAGTGCCTCGGGCAGGAGCGCGGCCCCGTTGCCGTGGAACGGCGTGCGGGCCTTGTCGCCGAGTTGGTAGAGAGCGTCGTGCATCTCATCCAACTGCTCCTGATGCTTCTCGCGCTTCGGCGAGGTCGGTAGCGCGCGGTCCATTACTCAGCGCCCGGCATCTCCGGCGTCGGGTTCGAGCCCGAGGCGGGAGCGACGCGGGTCTTCCTCACGTCCTGTCCCTGAAGGAAGTGGCCGAGGTCAGCGCCGGGTGGGTTCTGGTAACCCATCGTCACATCAGCCGCCATGCCGCTGCGGCCGAACTCGTTGCCCTCCATGCCGGGACGCTGCACGTGTTCATGCGAACCGCCGCTGGGCGCTGCCTCGTTGGCGCAGTCGGCCGCGTCGTAGGTCTTGCCCAGTGGGCTCGACGCCGAACCCTCGTCGCCGGGGCGGTTGAAGATGTCGTGACTGTATTTCTTGACTTCGCTCATCGTTGCTCCTTAGCGGCCGGGCCGCATGTCGGTGCCCTTGAAGGCATCGCCCATCAGGTTCTCGGGGTAGTCGGGAAGGTCACCAAGACTCTTCGAGTTGTCACCGTCGCGCAACGCGGCGATGTTGGGAGCACCACCGAGCGTCTTGGCGAGCAGCGCCTCACCTTCGAGTGTCTCGGCCGGGAATCCAGCGTTCTCTGCGATACCGCGAATCGCGGGCTCAAGCAGAGGCATGTCGGGACGCCGGAGGTTGTCCGGAGCGTTCTCGTCTGACACTCGGGGAGTCAGACCACCGCCCGGCTGGTCAGGACGATTGGTCGTAAAACTGTACTTCTGCGTCGCCATTGTATCTCCTATAGGGTGGGGGTGAGCCCGAAGGCCCACCCCTCACACACTACGCTACGGTTACGTGATGCTCGACTTGTTGTTGACGCCGAGCAGCATACCGTTGGCCTTCTCGTTGAGGACTTCGAGGGTGACCTCGCCGACCACAACGCCAGCCACCGAGTCGCCGCGCCGACCGATGAGATTGTGCTGCATCGGGCGGAGCCACGCGAGACGGTTGATGGACCGCTGGAGGAAGAACATCTTGCCACCGGTCGCCGTGGCCGAAGCCGAGGCGGTCGTGGTGTTGGTGCTCTCCGGAACCCACCGGTCGAGGACAATCTGAATCAGACCGAAGTCGGAATCATAGAAGTCGATTCCCGAAATCAGTCGCTTGTCCACAGACGCGATGTTGCGGTTCTGCTGGGGCAGAGTGAACGCACTGACCTGCCGCTTCACGCGCGGGCTGACGTACACCTGCTCGGGGTTACCGCCCGCCGAGTAGATGGTGTTCAGCATGTCGTTGAAGTCCTGCGAGGCCAGCACGGTGTCGTGGGTCGAGTCAGCGCCCGCGACGTAGGCCGTGTTGGTGGCGATGAAGGCTTGGAAGCCCTTCATGACGCGAGCCGTACCGGTCGCGCCAGTCGCCGTGCTGAGGTTACCGAAGACGATGCGCTCCAGCTTGATGCTGAGTCGCTTGACCGCCTTCTGAATCTCGTAGGCGTACACGTCCTTGAAGCCAGCCGCCGCAATCGCACGCTGAGTCTCCGAGACGCCGATGTCGCGCCGCAGAATCATCGTGATATTGAACACGCGGCTGGGGGCCGTGTCCGTGTCGTTGCTCCAGTCCGCGCCTTCGATTGCGCCGGTCAGGTCGATAGCACTGTCCGACAGCGAAGAGAAGAGCGTGTCCGTGAGCCACTGGTGGTAGACGTGCTGGCAAGGAACCTTCGGAGCCTGAGAGCACCAAGGCGTGTCCCACGGGGACACGTTGGTAATCTGGTCGAGGAGGTCTTCCTTGTTCACGCCCACGCCCGGCGACACACCGTACAGGTATGCGCCGAAATCAAAAGTTGAACTACCCGGCATGGGGAGTTACTCCTGTTGTGGTGGGATGTGGTGGTGGTTTGACTCTCGGCTTAGTCGCCGAAAATCGGGTGGCTGAGGATGTCCTTGAACAAGATGCGGTTCAGAGGCGCACCGTTACCATGTCGCGAAAGAGCGACTGCACGGTTGTACTCATCTTCCGAGGGTCCCGTGTTGGTGCCCTCATGAACACCTCGCGCGCCAGCGCCCTGACCGACGATACCCGCGTCCCGGCGAGCAATGTCGAGGGCCTCACGACGTGCTTGGTCGGCAGCTTCGAGTTCAAGCTCTCTCTGCTTGTCTTCGGCTGAGGGGGCGGGCCTCAGGCCAGCACCCTGCTGGGCGGTGAATGCCTCCCATGCAGCGGCGATAGCCTCTTCGTGCCTGTCCTGCTCAGTCAGCGCCTTGACGCCCGCTCCGACCAGAGGGTGCGTCTTGATGAAGAGAGCAAGCTCATCGCCGAAGTTCACCGAATCCGGGTACTTCTCGGCCATGTACTGCTCGACGCGAGCCCAACGGTCCTGTTCCTTCTTGGCAACAGAATCGAACTGCTCGCGCTCTTCACGTGCGGCTTTGCGGCCTGCCTCGAACGCGGCCTCGCTAAGGGCGCGTCTGAAGGCCACAAGGTCCTCCCCGGACAGGGCCTCACCCTGTCCCAGCTTCGACAGCACCTCGTCGAGCTTGGCGTTCGCCGCGTCACCCAGCGAAGGTGAGGTTGGCGTAGCCTGAGTAGGAGCGATGGTCGGCGCGACCACCGGCTGTCGGCGAGTCTCGTTCAACTGCTCGCGGAGCCGGGCATTCTCAGCCTCGACGCTCTCGACGCGCGTGAACGCAGTCTTCGCCATCGCCACGGAATGGGCAACGCCCTTGACGGCCTCAGCCCTCGTCTTGTACTTCCCGAGGTACATGCCGTTTGCCGCCTTCGTGGACTCCCAGTCAATCTCCCCATCCGAGGGGCCTGCTGGTGCCACGGGCTGCGCCGTGACGGGAGCACCACCCTGCCCAACGGGTAGTCCGTTGCGACCGAGTTGCTCCGGGGTGCTTCCACCACCACCGGGTTGTCCGGGGGTGAGTCCTCTACGCGCGGCCTCGATAGCCGCGTCGATTACCTGATTGTCCGCCTCGTTGTGTCCCATGCCGAGAAGATTCTCGACCTGAGCGCCGATGGTGTCGGCGAGTTGGCGGTTGAGTTCCATTGGGTTCTGAGGTCTGCCTGATTCGTCAGCCATTGTGCCATCCTTTCGGGGGTTGTCCCCTCGCAGCGAGGTTGTCTCGTGCGTGTGGTGGGTTACTTCGCAGCGTTCGCTTTACGCTGCTGGTTGAGCGCGATGGCAACCGCCTGCTTGCGGTTCGTGACCTTCGGCCCTGTCTTGCTGCCCGAGTGGAGGTCGCCCTCTTTGTACTCGTGCATTGTCGCTTCCACCTTGTCCTCGACTCCCGGTGCGGGCTTCGGGGAGGTGGGCATCTTTCGTGTCATCAGTAGTCCTCGTCCAGCGGCGTGAGGTCCTCGGCCCGCTGAACCTGACCGCTGTGTCGGATGAATCCTGTGGCGCGTAGCCGGTCGTACTCTTGATTCGGCGTTAGCCGCTGAGTGTCAGCTACGCGGGCCATGCTGATGTTCTGCTCGGCCGCTTCGCAGAACGCGACGAAGGACTCCAGAGCGACGCACTGTCCGGCGAGGAAGTCGTCGTTGTACATCTTCTTCCGGTTCTCCGTGCGGTCCTTCATCATTCTCTCGATGCCTCGGATGGTGAGCGAGAGGTAGCGCATGAGGAACCCGCGCCACGCAGGGGAGAGGAGGAGGAACTCCAACTGCCCAAGCTCGTCATCGTTGAGACGGCTCAAGTCGAAGAGGTTATTGGGCTCCATTGCCCTGACCTTTCTTTAGCTCTGCCCCACTGGAGCGAGCGCCGACTGCATGTCCGCGTTGAGCGGAACCGCGTTGAGGGTCGGAATCGGAAGGCCCGTTGCACCCTGTCCCATGATGGGGGACTGGCCCGGCTGTCTTCCCTGCGCGGACCCGACGATGTTGCCCGACGTGGGCACACCCCCGAGGCCCTGACCGCCCGAGGCTCCGTAGACCAACTGGTTGAGCAGCGGGTTCTGGACGAAGATTTCGTTGAGGTTCGGAATCTCGAACTCGCGGAAGATGCCACGCCAGAAGTTGACCGCGTTGATTTGACCCATGATGACCTGACCCATCGGGCTGGACATCGCGGTGAGAAGCTGGATGAGGTTCTGCTGCTTCATCCCCTTCGTCAGGCCGCTCGTCGCACCCATCGCACGGGCCGCGTAGTTCGGCACCATGTCGTAGTCGTCGAGCGACTCGCGCGTACCGGCAATCTGCTGGAGCGTCACCGGGTCGAGCGTCGCGTTGTCGCCGAGGATGAGGACCTCCATCGGCATCTCAAGGAACTGCTTGTCGAGCGCCACAAACATGTTCGCGAGCGGTTCGAGGTACATCTCTTCGTAGAGGCGCGACTCAAGCAGGAGGCGGTTGCCCGCTGCCTCGCGGCGGCCGATGAACTCGCGCGCCGTCTGCTCCTTCTGGTCGCCCATGCCCTGCACCGCGTCGTCCACGATGCCCGAGGCCATGTTGCCGAAGTCCTTCATCAGGGTGATGCGCGAATCCGCGACCATGAGATTCGAGTTCGGCATCTGCATCGGCATGACCACGTTCGCGGGATTGCCGTCCACCGGCATGAACTTGCCGGGGCGCGCATACAGGTTCTTCGTGTTCAGGTTCGCCGAGCGGTCGTAGAACCACATCGGGTCAATCATCAGGTCAGCCGCGTCGAGCGACTGGTTGATGTACCGGTTGCCCGTAATCTGAATCTTCTCCATGACCTCGGCCTTGCCCGGCGCATAGAAGTAGTGCGGGTCGGGGCACGGCGAGTACTGGATGAAGGGCTTCATCTGGTGCCAGAACGGGTTCGGCCGGTTCCGGAGGAGGTAGCGGGAGTTCGCGACAGTGATGACGCGGTGCCGCACGCCGTCCGGGCAAAGCTCTGAGGGGAGGTAGCCCCACATCTCGAAGATTTCGACCGGGCGGGAGTACTTGTCCATGAACTTGACGGTCGCGTCGTCCATGCCCGTGCGCGTTGCGAAGCGCCGGACAGTGGCCTCGTCCGTGAAGTGGTCCCAGCCCACACCGCCCTCGCGCTCCATGCGGTCCACTTCGGACTTGTCGAACGTCCCCACCTCTTCAGACGCGAGGTAGCGGAGGTCATCGAGGTCGAGGAAGTAACGCCGGATGCACCAAGGCATGTCAACGATGCGGTTGTAGTTCACCGCCGGGAAGAAGTCGAGCAAGTCCACGTTCTCGGTGGACGGCCCATCGAAGAGTGTGATGGGGCCTTTCTTGATTTGCTTGACGACCCGCCCACTCAAGGGCATCCGGTCGATGAACTCTTGCACGCGGACCTCGCGCTGCCGCTTCCAACCCACCTGCGTGATGCCCACGCCGTAGAGGTCAGCCTGCACGAAGAGTTCCACCTGCTTGACGAAGAGGTTGTCGTCCTTCATCTGCGCGCTGACGAGTGCCTCGCGTCTGCGAGCGACGGGCATGTCATCCGGGCCGTAGCCGAGGAACGACACGATGGGCCATGAGTTGAGCGACGTACTCGCCTTGCGAGCCGCGTCGGCCCACACGGCCGAGTAGATGAGCGGGATGTGGACGTTGTTCTTGTGCGGGTGGAATCGACCCGTCCAAGTACCACGCCACATGTCGTAGCGCCTCGGCAGCGTCTGGCGGATACCCATGTAGTGGTTCTCGGAGAGCTTCTTCCGCGACACCACTACGTCGATAATCTGCTCTTGCTGCGCCTCGACGCCATCACGGGCACGCTCAATCAGGAAGTTTGTGCCGTACATTCAAGCCTCTCGATACCTGCGCCGGAAGCGCGAGTGTGAGGTTGGAGCCGGTGAAGTTGCGAATACGCCCATGCTCCACGACGTGGAGGTACAGGTCCTTGGTCAGTCGCACGTCTTGGGCGCAGTAGTCGAAGAGTTCACCGAAGCGCCGTTCGGAGTAAAGGTCAGGTGCATGTGCTCCCGAACCCGTCTTGCCCCTTCCGATGTTACGCCGACAAATGGCGTCGAGCGTATTGTCACCCCGTTGACCGATGAGGCCGAGTGTCGCGTTCGCGCGAGCAATACACGCGTATAGGTCGAGATGCTCTCGCAGCCGTAGACGGCGGCCCAGTACGCCCTCAACAACCGGAACGTCAAAGCTCTCAGACCTGAAGCCAACGACGACATCCGCCCTTTCGAGATGCGCGGCGAGAGCCTTGATGGACTTCTCGTCGTACATGTAGAGCCAGTTG